ATACTAAAATAGGTTTTTTGGATTTATTTATAACTTTTGCGATTTGAAATAAATCACTTTCAGAAACTAAATATTTTTTTTCTCTTAATTTTTCTATTTCTAAATCTATCACCCTTTTTTTAATAGCATTATTATCTATAATTTCTTTGGTAGATATACATTTAGGTAAATCAATATGAACAACACCTTTCTTTCCGTCATTTGCTAGTAAAAAGGCATAATCCATTATTTTTTCTAAATCATTTACATCATTAACACATATAGAAGCTTTAGTAAAAGGTTTAGTAATATTACAAGAAGGTGCTTCTTGAAAAGCGTCTGTTCCCATATTTTCTAATCCAACTTGTCCTGTAATTACTACTAATGGTGTTGAATCGTTTTGTGCGTCTAACATAGGAGTCACTAAATTAGTTGCTCCGGGTCCACTAGTAGTTATAATAACTCCTGTTTTATCAGAAGATTTCGCATAACCAGTAGCAGAGTGTCCACTATTTTGTTCGTGTGTATTAATATAGTAATTGATAGGTCCTTGATAGAATTTATCTATGAGAGGCATAATACTGCCGCCAGAATAAATAAAAGTATCAGTAACATTATGTTTTAAAAGACTTTCATATATAACATCTGCTCCTGTTTTATGTCTAATATTTATTTTATTTATATTTTTTACTAAATTAAATGTTCTAAACATATTATTTATTAAATAAAATTATTTAAATAAATTATCAATTTTAAATTATTTTTTTACTTACTAACTTGTTATTCCTAACAAATGGAACAAATCTAACACTAATATCTTTCTGAATACTTATTTTACCATTTATTTTTCTTATAATATTAATTAATTCTAAAATATGTCCATTTGACTGTCTTTCTTTAATAGGAATAATCATTATACCTCCTTCTGCTAATTGTTCTAATAATTTAGGTGGTGTTTTTTCAAAAGCACCACAAGTTACAATAATTCTATCAAATGGGGCATTTTGAATATATCCTTTATTACCATCTCCGTGAATTAAAGAAATATTATTTTTTAATATTCCTATTTGTTCGCAAAAATTAATTCTCGCACTTGCTCTTCTAACTAAACCTTTTATAATTTCTATAGTGACTACTTCTCTTGATAAAAGAGATAATATAGCCGCATTATAACCTATTCCAGTTCCAATTTCTAAAACATTATGAGATTTATTTACTTCTAACTTATCAATCATTTTACAAACTAATGAAGGTTGACTTACCGTTTGATTAAAACTTATAGGTATAGGTTTATCTTCATATGCGAGTTCAACATTTTTATATGGTAAAAAAAATTCTCTTGGAATTACAGATAACGCATTTAATGTTATAGGGGAAATATTAAGTTGTTGTAGAAGTTGATATAATTGTAGTCTTCTAGTGCCTAAATTAAAAAATTTTAATAATAAATATTTATTAGGGAAACTACCCTTATTATTATTTGCTAAACTCATATTAGATTTAGTTGTAATATAACTTATATTTTTCTTTGTCATTTTAGATAAAGGTCTATTCATTTAATTATATGATAGAAATTATTTTTTTTTCTTTGCTTCGTATTTTTTCTTATCTTCAATAATCTTATTAATATCTTCTTCTGTAAGTTTAGTTATATCATAAGTCTTAAAGATACTATAATTCTTACCATCCTTTTTGAAATATGGTCCATATTTACCAGTTTTTATTTCAACTGATAATTTATTATTATTTCTAATATTCCCTTCATTTACTATACTTCCGCCTTTTATATCCTTTTCACCTTTTACAATTTTTTTTGCTTTGTCGAAATCTATTTCTTCTTCAATACTATAATTCTTTTTATCATATTTTAGATAGAACCCGTATTGTCCTTTACAAAGTGTTATTTCTTTTTTATTTAATTTCCCTAATTTTTTAGGATATTGTAGGAGTTCTAGAGCCTGTTCCAAAGTTACTTCTTCAATTTTGATATCTTTAAGAGGAGCAAATTTATTATTAGGTCCTTTATCATCTTTCAAATGAACTAGTGGTCCAAATTTACCTATATAAGTTAATACTTCTAAGTTAGTGTTAGGACATTTGCCTAATACTCTTTTAAATTTATCTTTTTCGGATAATGCCCTAACACCTAATTCTTCTAATTTAGGTTTAATGGTAAGATATACTTCTTTAATAGTATCTTGCCATTGTTTAGTGCCATTCGCAATTTGGTCTAGTTGGTCTTCAATATTGGCGGTGAATTGGTAATCCATAATATTACTAAAGTTTTCTTCAAGAAAATTTGTTACTATATTACCCATATCAGTAGGAAATAACTTATTTTTTTCTCCTCCAACTTTTACCATTGTTTTGGTCTCTTTAACTTCATTCCCATTCTGTAAATATAATTTCAAACACTCCCTTTCTTCTCCTTCTACTGTTTTCTTAATAGTATATTCCCTATCTTGAACATTACTTAACATTGTCGCATAAGTACTGGGTCTACCAATACCTAAATCATCCATTTTTTTAATGAGACTTGCTTCTGTAAATCTTCCTTGTGGATGACGAGAGTATTTTTGTTGAGCAGTAATATCTTTGTAATCTAATACTAAGTTAGGTTTAATTTTTTTTAAGTCTTCTTTGGTTCCGTCTATTTCTTTTTCTATATCACTTTCTTCTTCATTTTCAGAAGAGAATTTATTATAGTTATTGAGAATTAGGAAACCGTCAAAGATAATAAATTCTTTTTTACTAACAAAATAATATTTCTCAATTTCTTCACCATTTTTAACATAAATCTTAATATTAGTGACTTCTACATCAGCAGGTTTCATTTGACTCATCATAGTTCTAGTCCAAATAAGTTTATATAATCTATTTGCCCTACTACTAATATTTTGGTCTTCTTCTAAAGTAAATTCCTCGAAATTAGTAGGTCTACACGCTTCGTGTGCTTCCTGTGAATTATCGTCTTTACTTTTAACCTTATTATCTTGATAATATTCTTCACCAAATTCCTTATCTACTTTTACCTTGATTTTATCTTTTGCTTCTTGTGATAATTTCTTAAGATCAGTTCTCATATAGGTAATTTTCCCTTTTTCATATAACTCTTGTGCGAGAGACATAGTAGTTTTAGGCGACATACCTAACTTATTACTTGCTTCTTGTTGTAAGGAAGAAGTAGCAAATGGTTCTGGTGGTTTTCTTTTAGTTTTCTTGGTTGTAACAGAATAAATATAGAATTCTCCTGTTTTACATTTTTCTAAAAATTTATCCAAAGTTTTCTTTTTATTGATATCTTTATTAAGTTCAGCACTAAGTCCCAATACTTTTTTATCAATAGGAAGATTGAAATTACCTCCTACTTTATAATATGGTTCTGTTTCGAATTTAAGAATATCTTCTTCTCTTTCTTTAATAAGTTTAACTACTACACTTTGGACTCTTCCAGCAGATAAAGATTTTTTTTCTTTATAACTGGATTGTATTTGTTTCCAAAGTATAGGGGAAATGAGATAACCGATAATTCTATCGAGAATACGTCTAGCTTGTTGAGAATTAAACATATTAATATCAATTGTAGTTGGATTTTTGACTGCTTTTTGTATAGCTGTTTTTGTGATTTCTGTAAAGATAATTCTTTTAGTTTTTTCAGGATCGCATTTTAGAATTTTGGCTAAATGCCATCCAATTGCTTCACCTTCTCTATCAAAATCACTGGCTAAGTATAACTCATCACATTTTTTCATTTCCCTTTTTAATTCAGATATAACTCTAGATTTATCTGGATTAGAAGTATATTTAGGTTTGAAATTATTTTCTAAATCTACTGATAATTCTTTTCTATCTAAATCCCGGATATGTCCGAAACTTGCTTTAACTATAAATTCAGGTCCCAAATATTTTTGGAGACTTTTAATTTTGGCAGGTGATTCACAAATTGCTAGTTTTTTAGTCATAATTAATTTAAATAGAATTATTTAAGATTTTTCAATTTTATTTATTTTTTCTTGTATTATTTTTTTTTACCAGATTTAGGTTTTTTTTTCTTAATAGATTCCTTTTTTTTTCCTATTTCTTCTTATATAATCATATAAACCTATACCACCTAAACATAATATTATTAATATTATTACAAAAATATCTTTTTTACTATCTATAGAATTTAGAACCGCAACATTTAAAAAATCATCTACAGCATTTTTCTTATTTTCATTATTGATATTTTTTTTAATTTGATTTAGTAATTTTTTATTTTGTTTTTTCATTAAAATTAATTTAGAAAATAAAAAATATTATCCTAAATTTATTTATTTTTAATTAATACAAAATAATAATATTTTATTAATATATAAAATGAAAGTCGACCAAGATTTAGTTAAATGTAGTTTAATTTTAGGAGCATTATTTATTGTATTCTCGCACCCATACTTATATCGAGCTCTTCACAGACAGTTCTCAAGTGTTATGGCCTTTGTAGATATGAATATGTGTCCAACAGAAGGAGGAGTAATTGTTCACGCTATTTTATTTGCTCTTGTCATATACTTTGGTAAACAATTATATGAAAAACATTACGGTAAAAAGAAAGTAAAGAAAAATAGTTTAAATGCCGTAGATAATGAAATTAAAGGAAAATGTAAAGTATACTGTGAAAATATTAGCAATGAAATGAAACAAAATAATCAACAGGTTAATCAAAATAATCAACAAAATGTTCAACAAAATAATCAACAAAATAATCAACAAAATGTTCAACAAAATTTACCAACTGAAGCACAATTACAAGTACCATTAAACACTATTCCAAAAGTAAATAATAATAACTTAGCTAATTTACAAAATAATTTACCTAACTTACCAAATAATAACAATATGGGGAATAATAATATGGGAAATAATATGAATAATAATATGGGGAATAATAATATGGGAAATAATATGGGTAATAATATGGGAAATAATATGAATAACAATATGGGTAACAATAATATGGGAAATAATATGAATAACAATATGAATAACAATATGAATAATAATATGGGAAATAATGATATGAATAATGTTTCTAATATTATGGGAACTCAATCAACAGAAATAAATAATTTAAATAATCAAGGTTCATTAAGTTGTGGGAGTTTACCAAATTTCACTAATCAATTAAGTGGAGGTGATATGTTTATGGAAAATACAACTTATGTGGATGATATGTATATGAGATTATAATTAAACCATTAATTGTCTACACATTGGACACCTATAAGAACCGTGTATTATAATATTAAAAAAACAATCTCTACATATTGAATGATCGCATCTTAATTTATATTCTACTTTATTATTAGAGTATTGTTCATAACATATAATACAAGAGTTACAATTATGTTTTTCTATTATATTAGTTTTATCTATAGTAATACTCTCTGCTTCTTCTATAAATGGAATAACTTTATTAAAAGTATATGATATATAGTATGTTTGTGTAGTATTTAATTCTGTTATATTTAATAATATTTCCTTTATTATATTATAAAAAATTTTATTTTTATCACCATGAAATGAATATTCGTAATAATGGTTTTTCGTTCTTCTATAATTTTTAAAATCCGTAACAATAACTTCATAAACTAAATCATTTATTTGTTTTCCTATAGTAATTATTTTTTGATAACTAATATTTTCTTTTCTTGCTATAATTATTTTAAGATTACGGAAACATATATTTATATCGTCTTTATTAATATTATCTAAAAAATTATGTATTTTATCAATATCCATATAAACATATTTATAGATATAAAAATTGCTTATAAAACTTGAATTAGATTTATTTCTCCTTCTTTTTGTCTTTTAATGAAGTATTTTTTTTCATTACAGAAAGTAATATCTTCTATACCTTTACTTTCTTTTTCTTTTTTTTTTTCTTTTTCTTCTTGTATTTTTTTATATATAGT